ACTTGCATAATCCATACTGTACTGTGTAGTTACATCATCTACTTCAATGATACTATTATTCTCACTAAAGTTTAGTTCTTTTAAGACATCTTCAACATCCTGAGCTAAAAATCCAGGTCGTATTTTTGCCTTCTGAGTATCTTCAATAACTCTTGGGTCTTTTTTTCCATACCAACTAAGGTTTTCTTTTAAAGATTGATTATAATCAACTGGCTGTCTTTTAGTATATGTAATAGGAGTAAGTTTGTTAATAAAATCAAGTCCAATATTAATATCTTCTATATTCTCCTTCATTCTTTTATCTGAGGATACAATAGTAGCATTAGCATAAAGCACTCCAGCCCCATCTTCAGCAGCATAAAGTCTTGTTACATTACCATCGCCTATAACAGCATAATTATTACCTTGTCCGTCTGCATTAGACCCTATAACCGTTTGATTCACAGCAGTAGAACTCAAATTTGCTAGAAAACCTGCTACGACATTACTACTACCAGATACTAAACTCGCAGCAGCATTCTGTCCAATCACTACATTAAAGTCTGAGCCAGTCATTTCATCTCCCGCAGCAGCACCTAGAATAGTGTTGGCAAGACCATAATCTATTTTTACTCCAGCTTTGTATCCAATTGCGACATTGTTATTTATTCCCTGCTGCCCTACACTAACCTTTAAAGCTTCATAACCAATAGCCACAGCATAAGCTGTATCTGCATTTGTCAATAAAGCTGAAGTTCCTATAGCGATATTTTCATCTCCATCAGTAGTTAAAGCTGCCCCAGCATTGTAGCCAATACAGATATTATTATCCCCACCATCAGTCTGCCCATCACCAATACTGATATTATTATCAGTACCAGTTACCGTAACTTTACCACTAAGTTCAATATCAGTAACTTGTATAACTCCAGCTGCTGTAGCTGTAAAATTACTGCCCATTGTTAAAGTGCCACTAGCACCATTAAGAGTGATTTTATTGTTAGCATTATTCCCAAGAGTAATTACATCACCTATCCATGAAGATGTTTCAGTAATACCATTAAACATCTTTACATCTGTAGAAGAAATAACAATATGTTCTTGAGCACTTTGTCCAAGAGTAATTACATCACCTTCCCATGAGGCTGTAACAGTCTCAGCATTGTAAAATTTTATATCAGCAGCAGTGGCAATAAGACACTCAGCAGACCATTTGCCTATACCAACACCATAGTCATCATTTCCCTTGCCATACCATCCATCAAGATTGCCTATAGCCCACATAGGCTCAACAGCAGCACCACCTACTTCATCTACAGCACTTCTAACTTGACCTACAATAGTTGGGCCAGAATTACCAGATACATTAAGAGAATGGTCAGAATATAAATCTATATATCCATCCCCAACGCCACCAGTATTTACAACTGCATCACCTTCTTTCCAAGCATGAGCACCTGTGCTATCAAACCCTCTTGTAACACTATAGCTGAATCCGCCTCCTGAAGCTCCATTAGAAGCTGTGACTTTCATTGCTTCAAACTGAGCAGTTCCTGAAACATATGTCTGCATAACTATAATATCATCAACAGCTATCACGCCATTATGTTTAACTATAATAGGATTTGTATCAACTACTAGGGGAATTATTAGCTCTGTAGTAGGGGCTACTAAAATTCTCCCACCAATGGTAGACATTACATCTTTAGCAACTAAAGTTTGTACTACAAGCTCAGCAGCATGGAAACTTTTCCACTGTAAGGTAGAAGAACCTAGATTTATATCCCAATTACTTGTAGGAGTTACATCACTTCCTGTTGGATTTATTTTAATATCTCCAGTAGGAGCAAGGGTCAAATCTCCAGATGATGTTACAATTGAAGTTGCATTTCCAAATGTAAATGTTCCAGATGCATATGTGAGGTTAGATTCGGCAGTTAATGCTCCTGTATCATTACCAGTTAATAAATAGTTTGTACCAACTGTACTAAGACCAGTTCCGCCATGTGCCACTCCAACATCTGTTGCTTCCCAAGTACCAGTACCAATAGTTCCAACGGAAGTTATTTGTGTTTGAGATGCATCTACCCCTATTACAGAACTTGAGGCAGTAAGACCAGTGCCAGCAAATAAAGTAGCAACATCAGCTAGTGCCTCTTTTTTTGTATTATTACTATCATTTGCATCAATAAATATAATAGAATCACCATTAGCAATAACACCAGCAGAAGGAGTAAGATTTATATCGCCAGTAGTTACTGAAACTACACCCGCAGCAGATACTGAAAAATTAGGAGTGCCCCCTTTAACTCCAATACTCAAAGCACCATCTGATGCCACTCTAAGAGATGATTTTGAAGTAGAGTCTGGCCCAACTCTTACACCACTACCAAAAGAAGCAAAGCCAGAAGCATGTAAATTTCTAAATCTTTGTGTCGCTAATTGATTTCCAGAACCTACAAGAGCAAGAGGAGACCCATAAATTCTACCACCCCAATTGACTTGAATAGAAGGCTTCCCATCTAATATGCCAACTTTAAAGTCGGTAGTTTTCTTAGACCCTCTTCTATATGGAGGTTTACCTATTGCACCCATTACTTAAGTCTCTTCTCTTTATAGACTAAAGAAATATCATTAATCTCAAATGTAGTAGCAGCTACACCTGTAAACCTAAGTTGTATTGAACGAGCAAATTTAAAATAATCATCTGGGAAACTGCCAGATAAATGACGTAGATTAATCTTTGCAAGTTTCTGAACTTCACCAGAGGTAACGGTTGAATCTAATCCATCATCAGTAGATGTCACTGGGTCTCCAGTTGTAGGAGAGCCAGAACTTACAGCCCAAGCAGTAGTACTTGTAGTTCCATAGGGATTAGTATAATCTGTCACAGTCCCAAGCTGAGTCCAACCAGTTGTAAGAGAAGTGCCCTCCATACCATTTACCCTAAAGTATACATTTATCTCATTGCTTGCACCGCCAGTATAGCTAATATAAAGAGTATAAAGTCTCTTATCAAGACTAGGCTTGCCAAAATCAATATCCTTTGTTATATAATCAACTGTAGGAGTGGAGACTGGAGTTGCCCCCCATTTATAAACATCTAAAGCCGTCCCATCCTCAACAGCTCCAGTTAAATATCCATCATGGTCAATAGCAAAGTTTGTTTTAACATAAGCAGCTTGAGCCTTATTTCCATTCCAAGAACACCATGCATCAGTCACAAAACTATAAGCATAATGATAACCATCTGCGCCAACTTGTGAGGTATTTGTTATAATTAACATTTTTGCTCTATCATCATATCCTATTTTACTTGTAGAATTAGCTCCAAAATCCTCTGTATCAAGTCTTCCAATTGTAAGAGAGCGAACTTTTCCTTCTTCACTATTATAGGCATAAGCACCATTATCATTTACCCATGCACATCCAAATGGAGTTTCTGTTACAGCATATTGCCCATAAACTCCCATACCTTGATACACGCCTTCAACGCTAGGAGCTAATACATCTTCTACATTTATTATATATACAGCATTCTTTCTAAATTGTAAAACTCTATTTGATGTCCACTTTAAAGCTGTTATTTCTCCTGCTGCTCCAGGAATATCAATTCTATTAGAATCTATAGGGAATGTACCCCACATAGGATACGCAGAACCAGCATCCGTTTCACCAGCACCACTATAAAGCATCGTATCAGGATATTCCCTTCCATCATATTTTACATTGCCCACAAATGCAATCCCATTCCCAACTGTAGATGTTTTCCACATTAAATCATCTTTTACTTCTTCTTGATGGAAAAGGTTTAAGGAATAATAAGTAAATGCTGTTGGAGGAGACATTATTTCAAGAGTTCCAAAGTCACCACCAGCACCAGTATCACTTCCAGTTCCAGCATTTGCTGCTCCTAAAACTTGAATGGAGGTAGTATCTGAGGCTGTTGTGCCATCAGTAGTGCCATTATCATCTTCAAATTGATTCCAACTACCAAACTCAGATACAAGCTTAAATCCATATCTAAAGTCAAGTTCTGCCCATAAATATTTATCATTACCAAGGCTATCTCCACCAAGACTTACCTCATCATAATAAAATCTTGCACCATGAACACGAGGTAAAGCTGCAACCATACCAGCACCATCAATAAAAACCTGCTTTATAACTAATTTTTGATATTCGCCAAGAGTTCCAGTAGTAGCCTTTATTGTATCAACAGTTGTATCATTAGTATTGTCTGCCCCAGAGACTCCAGTTAATTTAGTTTCAGAGCCATCATCATATAGAAAAGATGCATAAATTTTATAATATTTTGTTCCAACTCCAGGAGTCGTTACACTCCCATTATTAGTAATTGAACCCCAACCTGTACCTGTCGACTCATCGCCTGTTATAGTTTCAAAATTTACATTTATATATATACCATCATGAACGCCATCAGCAGCCCCACTTGTATTAGAAATTCCAGCAACATGTTGTCCACCAATCTTAGAGCCATTATAGTCGGCATTTTCATTTGTCTGAGTTCCAACAACCATAACCTGCCCAGAACCAGTTCCCTTTGTAGGAGGAGCATGATATAATGATTGGTCTTTAAAAAGATGAGAATCTCCTGTTATATTATATGTTAATGTGCCACTGCTATCAAATGGAAATAGTTTACGCCTATCAACAATACCAAACATATAAGTCTTAGAAGAAGCAAAAGAAGCATCACTAACATAGACTCTATTAGATGCATTATGAAATACAACTTTTGCACTGGCATTGAGTGACGTAATCATATCGCCAATCTCATCAGGAGTTCCTTCTAAATTCCATATATTAATATCTCCTCCGTCACCAGTTCCACTCCCATCCTCAGATATGGCTATATAATTAGTGGGAGTTCCCCCAGCAAATGCTTCACTTGTATCTAAAGAATCTGATAATTTAAAATAATGAAGCCCATAATTTTCTTTAACAGCTCCATTCTCCTCCATTAAGCCAGCCTTAGCACTACCTCCAGCAGCACCAAAGTCCCCTAAACGTATAAGCCTACCTATCTTAGAAGGGGAAAGACAATCCATCT